AATTTAAACATATTCTTATTTTATTTATTTCTTCGTTATGAACATGATCTGGAACATGAGTACCTTGTGGTATATTAAAATGTATAAAAGCTTCTTCATAATCATTTTGAACTAATTCTACAATTCTATGCCAATCTTTTCCAGGAGTAGCAAATCCAAAACTAAAAACTTTTGGTATATCAATTGGTATTAGAGTTTCGTCAACATTTGATAAATCAAAATCTTCCAGTGGTCTGCAAAATGCGTGTATTTTTTCAGTTTCGTTGACTGTAGGATCTAAAACAATGTAATGAGAAAAATAATTTGGACTACATGCAACTGAGTTTTGAGAAAATGAAACTTCTGTCACTATGCAAAACGTTGGTTTATTGAATCTGCGAATTATTTTCTCATTCATCCAATTATTTACGCTATAATGTTGGTTAAATATTGCAAAATCGTATGAATTATCCAAACTAAATTCTTCGGAATAATCCAAATAATATTCGTTGCTGTTTTTTAACGCATTGTAACACATTTTTCCCGACTCCCATATGCTACATAAACTTTGTTTAGAGTTGTAAAATACCCCTCGCATTTTAATTTTAGTTATGTTTTTAAATTTGTTTATCAAATTAATGTTACTATAATCTTCTATAAATTTATTATAAATACTTTTAAAAGAATTCATACAATGATTAATAGAATTTTTGTAAAGACAAATATTATCGGAATAAATATGATTAAACATCGTGCTGTCAGATATTCCAATAGGTTTATTGACAGAGATTGCATAATCCAACGCGCTAGTAATTCCCTTGCCTTCCAATCTATCATATAAAAACATGTTCATAGTGTTTGATCTTAAAAAATACAATATATCCTCGTTAGAAAAAAAATCATGCGTAATCATAAGTTTAATTGTGGATTTTTTAGGAATGCTTTCACATAAAATTTTTATGGAACTGTTTGTAATATCTTTATTTGCGTCAAAATGTGCGCAAGGAATAATAAATTTTATAATAGCTTCATCAAATTGTTCATTAACTATATTAATAATTTTATCAAAACCTTTAAAAGAAAAACCAAACCCAAATGAGCCAAAAATAGGGACACCTTCTTCTGAATATTCAATAAACTCTTTTATAGATTGAGTGGTTGGTTTATAATTTTCTAACAATTCATCTACATTTTCAAATATAGGTCGTGGTATAGAATATTTATTGTTTAAATCTTGAATTGTTGGATCAATGTCACATATAATATCAAAAAAACTTTCTTGTGAATTGTAATGTTCTTTGGATTCATGAAGAATGCCTATATTTTTTCTTTTTTTTTGAATTGTTGAAGTGTTCAACCAATTCATTGTTCCCGCATTATAATTGTATATAATGCAGTGAATGTTTGGTGCATTGCTTAGTATAGCTTTTATGTATTCTGATTGATTTTCAATTTCTATATAAATATAATTAATTCCTTCAGTTTTTTTAAGAATGTCATATAGTCTTTTTCCATATTGATAAACACCACATTGTTGTTTCGCGTGATTGAAAAATAGAACATTCATTTATATAATAATATTATATATTAGTTTTTAAATAACTTAATTTATAAATTAAGTTTTAACATTAGTATATTTTTAATGATGTAAAAAAGAATTACAATCTGCTTCCACCATTTCTTTTACTAAACTGTCAAAACTATATTCTGAAACCCAACCCAGTTGCTCTCTTGCTTTATTACTATTGCCCAATAATTCATCTACTTCTGCTGGACGAAAATACTTTTCAGAAATAAAAATTAATTCTCGTCCAGTATTGTTATCGTAGCCAATTTCATTTACACCTTCCCCCTTCCATTTAATGTCAAAGCCCTTTAAAGCGAAGGATTTTTCAACAAATTCGCGAACACTATGATATTCATTTGTAGAAAGAACAAAATCATCAGGTTCTTTTTGTTGTAAAATTAACCACATTCCATTGACATAATCTTTTGCATGTCCCCAATCTCTAAGAGAATCTATATTTCCCAAAACTAATTTATCTTGTTTTCCATTTATAATATTACCCAACGCCATAGTAATTTTACGCGTAACAAAGTTGTGACCGCGTCTAGGACTCTCGTGGTTAAATAAAATTCCAGAGCAGGCGTACATTCCATAAGATTCTCTGTAATTTTTGGTAATCCAGAATCCGTATAGCTTAGCAACACCATAAGGAGACCTAGGATAAAACGGCGTAGTTTCAGTTTGTGGAACTTCAACAACCTTTCCATATAATTCTGATTTAGAAGCTTGATAAAAACGAATTTTGTTGAGAGGAATGCCACAGTTTCGCAAAGATTCTAAAACACGCAATGTGCCAACGCCGTCAACATCGGCGGTATATTCGGGCATATCAAAAGAAACTTTTACATGACTCATTGCTGCCAAATTGTATACCTCTAAAACTTCCATATCAGTGAATTTATTTTTAATTTCATTTAGTATGTTCAATAAATTTATTCCATCGGATAAATCACCATAACGAAGAGTTAATTTATCAAAAATATGTTCAATTCTTTGAGTATTAATATTAGAACATCTACGAATAATTCCCCAAACTTCATAGTTTTTTTCCAATAATAGTTCAGCCAAATAAGAACCATCTTGACCAGTTATTCCTGTTATTAATGCAATTTTCATACAATAATTAATATGCATGTATTTATATAATAATTAGGTCTATTACATTTAATTTCTCAAAAGCTTAGATACAAAATTAAAATAATTAGTATTTCACCATTGTAATTGTTATTTAATTCGTGTGAAAAAAACACTTCTTCATCGTATTTTAAATAAATTTTTTCATTAAAATATAATTCATAGTAATTATTTTTTAATTTTACAATTTTTGATTCGCATTCTTCAATTATTTCATAATTATATTTAATAAAATACTCTTTTAATCTATTATAAAAAAAATTATTGTTAAAAATAATGTTACAACACAATGCACTGTTATCGTTTTCATAGTAATAAATAATAAAATCCGAATTTAATTTTTGTGTTTCTATATATTTACAATAATCATTTTTTCTAACTTCAATTTGATTTAAAATTTTATCAACTGTATAATTTCTTTCAGAACAATCTCTTTTTAATTTCCATTTCTTTTTTAAACCTTCTTCTACATCAATAAAAATTTTTGAATCAATAATTGTATTTAAATTTTTATTATACAATGTGTGGAGTCCACAAAAAATTATGTTGTTTGCACATTTAATACGCTTTTTTTCAGTAAATTTTCCAGTATTGTGATCATAATCAACTTGGAATAAATCATTGCCTATTTTTAAATTGTATAAATCATCGCTCATCATTTCTAAGTAATTTGAAGAAGGGTTTAGATGTGACATTTTTTCATATTTTTTATCTCCTCTTTCCCATTTATGGTATCTATCAGTTTCGAATTTTAAAACATTTAGCTTAGGAAATATGCGCGACAAATATTCTGAAAAAGTTGTTTTTCCAGAAGCAGAATCTCCCGAAATTGCTATAATGTTGCATCTTGAAAGGCACAATTTATAATCTATATGTATTAAATTATAAGATATACTGTTGTTGGATTTTAAAAACTTGTATAGATTTATAGAATTGTGATTTTTGCAACTATTGTTATTTATTGCAAAATTATAGTAATCATTAATAAGAGTTTTAAATAAATTAAAGTTTTTGCTAACTATTATTTGCTCATTAATTTTTTCTACACATTTTTTAGTAAAAGAATTTTTAAATTCAGTTGAAAAATAAATGCAATCATTTAAAACAACATCTTTCATAAAATCTAAACTGTTAATTATACAGTCACTCCTTATACAAAAATAATAATCAAATCCACTCTGTTCATCTAACATTTTTAATCCAATAAACATTTTATTTAAATAATTTTTTGAATTTCTAAAAGACTTGGTTTGATAGTCATCTACAAATAATATTTTTTTAATAATATTATTATCTTTTTCTAAAGATTTTAAATTAACACTGTTAATATATTCTTCTTCATTGCAAATACTTGTAGAAATATAAACATGGATATTATATTTGCTAACTTCAAACAAATTTTGAATATTATATATAACTGCGTCTAGCGTTCTTGGTAATCCACATATAAAAAAACACACATTTATTTTTTCCATATGATATATGATATATTATATTATATAAAAATATAATTAAATTGAGAAATTAACCACAAATAGTAGAGTGAAAATAGTTATTTTTTACTTGTATTTTAAATGAAAACTTTTAAATTGTTAATAATAATTTTTAAAAATTTTAATATAAAATTTGCCAATCTTCAATTTAAACAAATAATTATAATTATAATTATAATATATATCAATTAATGCACTGTATTATACCAATGTCTGGAATCGGCAAGCGTTTTATAGATTCTGGTTATAATGTTCCAAAACCACTTATAATTATAGAAAACAAAACAATAATTCAACATGTGGTTGAATTATTTCCAGGAGAAACAAAATTTACTTTTATTTGTAATGATGAACATTTAAAAAAGACCAATATGAAAGATATATTAAAAAGTATTTCTCCTGGGTGCAATATTTATGAGGTGAGTGTTAACAATCGAAAAGGACCAGTTGACGCAGTTTTGCAAGCTCAAGAATTAATAGTAGACGATGAAAAAATAATAGTTTCTTATTGCGATTATGGAACAAAATGGGATTATGAAAAATTTAAAAAAGATGTTGAATTATCTGATGCAGATGGTGCGATAGTATGTTATAGAGGATTTCACCCACATATGTTGGGGAATGATAATTATGCTTTTGTGAGAGAAACAAATATGTGGATGGATGAAATACAAGAAAAAAAACCTTTCACTAATAACAAGATGAATGAATATGCATCAAATGGAACTTATTATTTTAAATCCGGAAAGACTCTTAAAAAGTATTTTAAACAACTAATGGATGAAGATATATCGATTAATAACGAGTTTTATGTTAGCATGGTTTATAATTTATTAAAAAATGATGGATTAAATACGAAAATTTTTGAGATAGAAAAAATGTTGCAGTGGGGAACGCCAAAAGACCTTGAAGAATACCTTGTTTGGTCTGATTATTTTTTGAAGAGAGATACAAATTTCAATAATTCTCTTATCTGCAAAAATACTACACTAATTTTGCCAATGGCTGGAGCTGGAAGTAGATTTTTTACAGTTGGTTATGAAATGCCAAAACCACTCTTAGAGATTGAAGGATTGCCCATGGTTATAAAAGCAGTGGAATGTCTTCCAAAAATGAATAACAAAATTTTTATATGTCAAGATGAGCATATGAAAAAATATAAAATTCAAGAAACAATTTTACAACATTATTCAAATTCAAAATTTATTGGTGTTAATTATATTACAGAAGGTCAAGCTTGTACTTGCGAATTAGCTTTTAAAAACAAAACACTCGAAATTAATCACGAAGACCCTGTATTAATTTCTGCGTGTGATAATGGAGTGTATTATGATTGTAAAAAATACCAAGAATTATTAAATGATGATTTGGTTGATATAGTTATTTGGTCGTTTTCAAATAACCCCACAAGTAAATTATATCCACATATGTATGCTTGGCTTGATGTTGATTCCGATAATTATATAAAACGAGTGTCTATTAAAAAACCGTTTACTGATTGTGAAAATAAACACGCAATTATAGGAACAATGTTATTTAAAAAAGGCAATTATTTTTTAGAAGGATTAAATGAAATATATAATAAAAACTATAGAACTAATGGAGAATTTTATGTAGATAATATGATTGAACCATTAATTAATATGGGATATAAGTGTAAGATTTTTGATGTTACAAATTATCTTTGCTGGGGGACACCGAATGATTATAAAATATATAACTATTGGTCTGAATATTTTAGTGAATTGACAAAAGAAAAAGAGTAACCAATATTTACAGTCTTCTAAGTTTTTCTTCTTCCATATTCTGCAGTTTTGTAATATTATCTATTGATTGCAAGTTTGATTTGCTGGAGGATAATAAAATGCAATATGAGTTTATTATTTCAATTAAAGAGTACAATTTTGTAATATTGTCGGCAATAGCGTAAACTTTTTTTTTGTATATTATCAAATCATATTCATCAAAGTTTTTTTCTAGGTCTTCCAATGAGTTTATAATACATTTTTTCTGGATAAATATTGCTAAATCCGGAAAACAAACTATTATATGTTCTAATAAATTCGTTTGCGTGTTAATTGTTTTTACAACCTTCAAACAATTATATTTGTGATAAATTCTCATTATTTTATTGCAAATCAATTCCTCGTTATAATTTGTGTCTAATTTTTTATTAAAATACTTAAATATATACTCGTAGTAGTTAAAAATATTTTCGATTGTATCTGATGTTATTATAAGTCCGTGATTTTTTAAAAAGTATACATCACACAATTCACTATAATTTTTTTTTATTTCTTTTGCAAGTTCTAATCCAGGAATGCAATAGTCTATTATTTTATAAGATAATTCAAACTCCTCAAAATGTGGTATTTCAGTGGAACACAATATTATATTTGAAAGAACAAAATGTAGGTGAACCACATATTTTTTCATAAATGAATGAAAATATGTCTCCATGGAAGGAGTTTTATATCCATATATTTTTGTAACTTTATTTGCACCATTGCATATTGAAAATGCGCAATCAGCATCACCTTGCTCACTCATAACTACCCACGAAGTGGGCGTTTTGAATGTGCAAAGGGGTAAATTATTTTGTATTATTTTATTGCATTCATCGTTATTAATAATGCAATATCCATTATCATAAGATACATTTCCAAGAATGCATCCAGACGATTTAATGAATAATAAATTTTGCAGTTTTACGGAAATATTTCCCCCTGGACCCTGAACATTTAAAGTTGATTGACCAAAATTTTTTGATAAAAATATGAGTTCGTCAACAGCGTCAAAATAATCTTTAAAAAATAAATTTAAATCTTTAAAATTACCAAAATGAACAATTTTATCAATCAAAGAAAAACTGATATTTTTTTTAAACAAAAAAGGCAACATTCCAAAAGTAAGTGATGGTTCTATATCATGTTCATAATTGTCTCCAATATAAGCTAAATTTTCAAATGGGATATTCATATTATTTTGCATAGAAATAAACATATTTTTCTGTGGTTTTTCTTCACCACATTCATCGCTTGTTATAATTAAATCTATATAATCAATTAAAGTTGTTTCTTGCAGTTTTGAGTATTGTTGATAAAAATTATTATTTGATACAATTGCAATTTTTATGTCTTTAGATTTTAGAAAAATAAAAAATTCAATAACATAATCATATAATTTAAAATACTCTATGAATGTATTATTGTATAATTGCAAACAATCACTTAAAAATTTTAATGAAATATTTAACCTTTCAAAAAGGAGCTTAAAATAAATTGGCTTGTTAAATTTATTGCTAGGGTTGTTAGAATTTTTTATTTGCTTATTAAGAATTAAGTAAGTTTCTTCTACTACTTCGAGGTTCTTGTTATATTTTGAACAAATGTAATTAAAAGTTATTTTTAAGGCAGAATCGTTAGCTAAATCATAATTATACAAAGTATTGTCAAAATCAAATATAACACCTTTAATCATTTTAATTTAATATATATCTAATATTAATAAAATATTAGATATAAAACACATTAATTTAAATCCATTCTATAATATTGTGATATTTACAACAAATTGCATCAGGGATGACATTCTCGTCTATTAATAACTGTCTGTATATTTGAATTTTTTCTTGTTGTCCTTGAAGTTCTGGAGAGACAATACATATTTTTTTTGAATCATTTTTATATGTTTGGTAATCATTAAAAGTAATATTTAGTTTTGTAAAACAGTCCACCCAAATCCAAGAAACAAACTGTTTTATTTTCAAATAACATTCAATAGGTTCATATTCAGAATGTCTACACGCAAAATTGTTGTTACTATAATTAGAGTTTAATAAAAACATCATTGGTATGCTTGAGTCTAAAAAAAAATAATCTGAAATAATGCTGTTTTTTAATAAATCTAAACAGCGTACTTCTGTTCTTTCAGATTTTATATTCAAGATAATTGTTTGGTGTTTATAATATTTTAAAAACTCATCTAAGAATTCTCCATTTTTGTATGGGTCGTGCGATAAAATTAGTTTGTTTGTTTTATTACAATCTCTAATATCTATTTCAACTCCAAAAATTTCTGGTATATTTTTCAACTCTTCAATGGTATTAATTCGATGACATATAAATTTGGTTTTCAAAATAAAGTCGTTGTTAATTTTAATAAATTTAGTTTTAATTAATTTATAATAATCATCTTTTGGATTTTGCATTACTAACTCAAAAATACTTTCCAAACTAATATTTTGGTAAATTTTATTTTTTGTCTCGTTTTTAATTGAATGCATAATTGTTATAGTTATTGGAAAGACAATGTTTATGCATTTTTTCCCCAATATTCTCCAAATACTTTTTCTGTGAAATCATAGTGATACTCTCTTAGATTGTGTTTTGGCCATTCAAAGTCTATTTTTGGAAAGGGTTGAAAAACTTTTGTTATGATTCTATCATTTATTTCAAAAGCTTCTGATATTTTTGGTGCGTTGTCTACTAAATACAAGCGCGGGTCATTTATAAAGGTTTTTATAGTTGAATCAAATTTAGCGTAATAATGAACTGCAATATATGCTTCACTTCTAAGAACAAGATTGTAATTGTCACAACCAGGAATGGATGGTGAATAAGGGATATTAAAAACATCGATTAAATCCTTTGTATTTCCCCAAAATATATGATCTCTTGGATGAAATGGAAATGGTTTAAAAATACCTGCGACGCATATCTTATTTTTTGGCTTTTGTTCATCATCATAAAATATTAATTCTCTTTCTTTGTTCTTTTCGTAAAAATTGTACATAAGCATCATGCTTTCTAATGAAATTTTTTGGTCGCTTCTCAATTTAACAGAAAACTCTGTTTTTACTAATTTTAACCCCTCCAAAGAAGACTTTATCTGCCTATTCCTGTTTGTGCAACCTGGATTTATAACATCTGAACTTTTTAATATTATAATTCTATCATTGTTTGTTTCAATAACATCATTTTCCCAACAAGAAATTATAATATTATTAACAAATTCTAAATTTAAATAATGATTAGCTATTTCTAAAGTATAATTATTTGCAGAACCTTGCAATACTAAATCTATTTTTCTCATTATATATAATATATAAATGAATAAAAAACTTGTAGGAATTATTCCTTTAGCGGGGAATGCAACCAGAATGAAAAATATTTCAAAAATTTTATAATTCTTCTAAAATGCTTTTAACTGATTTCACTGGTTTCCATCCCAATTCTCTCAATTTTATAGCTTCACCTCTAATATTTGTTGGAGTTGAATCAAATCCCAATTGTTTTTCTTCAATTGTCATTATTTGCAAACCACTGCTCTTTTCATACAACACATTTTCCTTTCTCTCTATTTCTATTCCAGAAATTGAAAATAACTGCACCACTAAATCGTGCACCTTGTAACTTTCGTTATTGCAAATCAAATAAGAATCTCCACTTTCTTGAGATACAATTGTATGAACTGCATTTGCTACATCAGTCGCATGTAAAATATTTCTATACGAATTCAAATTTCCTACTTGTAAAACAGTGTTATTTCCATCTTTCCACTCTTTAATATGAGCTGCAATCTTGTTCAATAAAAATTGGGAGCTTTTTAATGGTGACTCTGTTGTAAAAATGACTCCATTTGAAAATGGTAAATTATATGTCTTTCTATAAAACTCAACAACATTATGTCCCATTGTTTTTGCGATAGAATAAGGATGTAAATGAAACATATTATAATCGTTTTCTTTTACTTCATAGTCAACGTGTCCTTTATAGATTTCGCTGCTTGATGCATTAAATAACTTTGTACTCCATCCGTTTCGGTGTATAATGTCACACAATGATGCAGCAAGAAACCCGTTGCAATGAATTGTTTCAACGGGATTTTTAAAAGCATAATGAGAACTTGAAATAGACGCCAAATGCACAATTGCATCGGGCTTAATGATGGATAAAGTGTGTTCTAAAACATTTGAATCATTCATATCAAAATAAAATTTAGTTACATTTTTTTCATATTTATTCTCAGACCGAGAAATTCCGTACAAGTTATAATCTGTAAATTTTTCCTTTACATAGTTTGCTATCATACCATCGCACCCAGTAATTAATAGTTTAGGTTTTGTCCCAATAATCTCAAAGTTAGGAAAAGGGAAAACAAATTGACCCCCAGCATCCATAAATTCTTTTTCACGAACAAGAATTTCTTCTCTAAAATGCCATGGTAAAACTAATAAAAAATCTGGTGGGTTTTCTCTCATTGTTTCTTCACTAATAATCTCAATTCCAGTGTTTGTCATTTTTCCAATTTTTCTTGGGTTTCTTTCTACGGCGTATTTCATGTCATTTTCTCCTAAATTTGCGTATTGCAAAAGACAATTTCCTTTCGTTGACGCACCATAAACATATATTTTTTTCCCATTTTTATTTACAGCATCAACAAAATCCCTCAATCTCTTTATTTCAACGTCACAATTTGACATGAATTTTTCAAATACATCGTCTTCTAACAAACCAATAGAAATCTCCTCATTTAAAATTTTATTAATTAAATCAACATTTTCATTGTGTAAAGTAGACGTTTTCTTTGCAAAATAAACTCTAAAACTTCCTCCATTACAGTTATTGAACTTTACGTCAATAATTTTTAAGTTAGCTCTATCAGCAATTTCTTTTATTTGATGCAATGAATAATATTCTAAATGTTCATGACATATTGTATCAATGCTGTTTGTTTTTAACATAGTGGGCATATAACTTTGTTCGCATGTCCATATTCCATCATCTTGTAAAATAGAATATATATCTTTTGCAAATTGAACTGGGTCTGGTAAATCATAAAACATAGAAATTGATGATACAATCTTACATTTAAGGTCACCATAAACATTTGTAAAATTTTCAAATGTAAAATAATTAGGAATTAATTCAACATCGCCATAATATTCCTTAAATTGTTTTCCAGTTGGGTCTACACCAATTCTTTTAACTTTATTTGAATAATATTGCAACATTGTTGAATCGTTGCTGCCAATATCTACAATTGAATCGCCGTCTTGCAAATTTGCAATAGACAATATTTCAAGTTGATAATTTTTTAAATGTTCTCTCATAGTATTGCTAATTCCCGAACGATAACCATATTCATACTCATATAATTCAGATGAGAATGTAGTTTGCAATAACTGTAATAATCTACATTGTTTGCAAACACATAAATCTATGGGTGTTTTGGGGGTAGTAAAATCTCCATATTCTGGAAAACGAGATGTTATATATTGTTCTCCTAAAGATATAACACCTTTTAAGTCGTGCGAACCGCATATGCGACAAGCTTCAATATTTGAAACGCAACTCATTTATTATTATTTTATAGAATTTATTTAATATTTAAATGCATTTAATAATAAAAAATAAAATGACGTTATTATTAAATGGCTCAATTATATCCTAAACGTGTATTTGTAGTTCCTTACAGAGATCGCATTCAGCAAAAGTTCTTCTTCTGTAAGCAAATGGATTTCATTCTTGAAGGCCAAACAGATTATGAAATTTTGTTTGTTCATCAATGCGACGCAAGAAATTTTAACCGAGGTGCCATGAAGAATATCGGATTTTTAGCAATAAAAGAAAAATATCCGGATTCATACAAAGATATTTCTTTTATATTCAATGACGTAGACACTTTACCGTTTCATAAACTGTTTGATTACGAAACTACCGAAGGAGTTGTTAAACATTATTATGGGTTTGAAACGGCTTTAGGTGGAATTGTTGTCGTGAAAGGCTCCGATTTTGAACTCATGAATGGTTATCCCAATTATTGGGGTTGGGGTATGGAAGACGCATGTTTACAAAAACGTTGTTTAGCTTACGGGCTTAAAATTGATCGCAGCAATTTTTACACCATTGGCAGCCCTGAAATACTTCAGTTATTTGACGGTGTGTCGCGTCTTGTTTCCAGAAGAGATCCTCAGCGCATGAAAACCGACAACGGTCAAGATGGATTAAGAACAATTCATAAATTGCTTTTTACTTTGGACAGTGAATCATTAAATCCTGCTGACAATAAATATGTACTTGAAAACGACAAAATATTTGTGGTTAATGTTTCATCTTTTATGACAATGGTTCGCTTTGAAGCGGATCAATACCACGAGTACGATTTGAGAGAACCTACAAGCAAGGTTGTGTTTCCTGAAAGAGAATCAACTCTTAAAACTCACATTTCCCCAGAAGAATGGAAATATATACCACACAATCCAGAAGCTGATGAGAGAGTTATGATGATTCAACAGCAGAGAGCAATGGGTCAGAATCAGTTTCAAAGATCAAATCAGCCTCCTCAATCTCCGTCAACCATTTTCTCTCCACAATACGCGCGAATGATTGGGGCAAAACCACGGGCAACTATAAGCGCGAATATAGGTTTGGGTGGTCTTCGTCGTTAAATGAAACAAAAATAAAACAAATTAACGTGAAAATTCAATAACTTTTTCTCTCTTCACCTTAATGAACAAGAGTGAAATTGTTGCAGAGCTTAAGGATATAACCATTCAAGAAGCCGAAAAGGACTGGTCTGAAATTGTGAATAGAACTTCAGAAGAAATTGAAAATTTAAATGGAAGAAGCCGTTTAGGCTGCAAACTAATTGACTATTATTTTTTTGAACAACGCATAGAAACGATTGGAAACAAAGGAATAAACTTTTTTCAGTTCGTTGAAAATATAGAGGATTATAAAAAGAAAAAATACATCCAAACATTGCTCACCTATTGTGACAATAACAACCGATATAAAGACAGCATTATTAAAAAATATTATTATTGTTATGGTCTTTGTTTTGGACGAATTAATGCGTTTAAGATAACAAACGCCTTGCAAATATATAACCGTTATCCTCCTACCCTCGCTGTCATGGATCCATTTTGCGGATTTGGTGGTCGTCTGGTCGCAGCAATGATGAAGAATATTAATTATATTGGGATTGATTTGAATAAAGATTTGGAACCTGGTTACAATGAGTTGATTCATGATTTTGAAAAGAAAACCCAATCAAAAATAACACTAGAGTTCAAAGATTCAAACAATGTTGACTTCAACAAATATAAACACAATTATGACATGGTTTTTACGTCACCACCTTATGAAAATATAGAAATTTATAAACATATGGAGAAAAAAACGACGGAGGAATGGTCAAAGTTTTATAAAGAAGTATTTCAAAAGTTGTGGGACAACTTACAGCCCGGTGGAACGTATATTATAAACATTAATGAAAATATATACGCGCGAATTTTGGAACCCATGTTTGGGCAATCCATTGAAAAAATCTTATTGAAAAAATCAAGCAAGAATGACTATAAAGAATATATTTATATTTGGAAAAAAGAGAATTAAATGCTTTCTATTACTGAATATTATAATTATTATTTGCAAATGGAAAATAATAATTCACACGAGGTAAATAGAATCACTAACATTGAAAATGTTAAAAATGTTGTTTATATAAATTTAGAGCATCGCACAGATAGAAAAGAACACGTTGAAAATCAACTCGCGACAATTGGAATACTTGAGCCAATGAGATTCAACGCAATAAAAATGAAAAACGGAGCAATCGGGTGTAGCATGAGTCATTTAAAGTGTTTGCAAATGGCAAAAGAAAACTCATGGCCCAGCATTTTAATATGCGAAGACGACATTCAGTTTTTAAATCCTAGTCTATTTTTAAATCAAACAAACGCATTTTTGTCTTCTCATAAAACCGAGGATTGGGATGTTTTGTTACTCGCAGGAAATAATATGCTTCCTTATGAAAAACATAGCGCGAATAGCATAAAGGTTCATCATTGTTTAACAACCACTGGATATATTGTTCAGAGTCATTACTATGACGAATTGATTCAAAATTATAAAGAAGGTATTCAGAAATTAATGAGAGAACCAGACAACAAGAAGTTGTACGCCATTGATAAATATTGGATTCAATTGCAAGAGAGAGATAATTGGTTTTTAATTATCCCTCTCTCTGTAGTTCAAATGGAAGATTATAGTGACATTGAAGGTAAAAAAACTGATTTTAGAAAATATATGTTAGACTATAACAAATGCTATAGGTAGACAGGAAAACGCGTTAAAACGTTCAATAATTTTGACCATCACCATGACCATCATCGTAATAAAAACAAGCATCCTTAATGTAAACACTATTCGTGTGTTGCAATGCACGCAACCAAAAATCATAATCCTCTGATTTTTTCGCTACTATAAATTTTCCAACCAAGTTTACAATGTTCTTTTCTATTATTACAGAACTACAAATCATACAATTATGCAATTATGCAGTCGTAAAAATTCAAGCGTCCATATTTCAGGAAATCCATTTTCTAACAAAGAGCTTCCTCTAGATCTATAAATATCTTGCAATGTATTATAACAGTTTTCTGCGTTATATTTTTTATAAGAAATATTGTTATTGTATACACCATTACCAACAAATCCATCCGTTGAAGACATTTTGCACCCCGTTTTTTTCATGGCGTTAAGTTGCAATTCTATTTTTTTGGGAAGCCAAATGTCATCATCATCGCAAAATGCTATATATTTTCCATTTGAAATTTCAATTCCATAATTCCTTTGATAACCCCCCGGGCAAGAAAATCCAAATTTATCTTTGCTATTTTTCTCCAAATGTATTATTAATATGTCATTGTCTTTCCAATTATATTCATAATATTCTTTTTGAGTGGAACAATCGTTTACGACTATTATCTCTATGTTGGAATATGTTTGGTTTTTTATGCTATTAATAGCACTTAATAAATAAGAAAATCTATTATACGTTGGGATTATAACACTGACTTTGTCTAGAGTATCCATCTGTAAATAAATATATAATATAAATTGTCAAACGCGTTTATATTATATTTTTCAAAGTATTATATTATTGACGTATTCTTGCCGCCCAAAATGGATATTTTAACGATTCTCCTTCGCCAAATGGAACCATCCATGACTCGTCTCCATCAATAACGACAGACCCCATTATTTTTCTTAAAACACTAGTTATGCTTTGTTCGTGTCTATTTTCGCGGAATTCGCTTATTTGATTTTGTGAATTATAAACGTCGGTGCAAAGCAATGGTTTGGTTAAAACGGTTGAAACATACATGTTCATATATTTCTTCAGATGTTCATTCTTTTTCATAACCAAAATTCCTCCAAGGTACTGCCCACTATTTGCAATGTCGCTGTTAATGTCTACATTGAAATTATCAAAAATCTCTTTTATAGTCCATTTTTTCTCTATTTCAAGACCACCTGGTCCAGTATTTCCAGACATTTGAAATGACATAACACCATATCTATTTTCGTTCTCATTCAGCAAGCGTATATATTCGTGAAACCTGGGTTTGCCTTCTTTGTTTAATTTGCAACCTGCATCCAAATAAACGAGGATATCGTTTTCGTTTATAAATTTCAAGGCTTCGTGCAGAATAACTGGGCGCCATATCCAATATCCTCCGCCTCGTGACTGACTTAAAATTTCCTTATATTTTTCTCTGAATTTATCAGACAAATCACTTGGCCCATAACCATTTATTGATGCGAATTCTCCAAATTCATAAGCCTCTTTCAAGAGGCGCCTTTTTGATTTTTCAAACTTGTCGTTACCGTAAGTCATAAAATGAATTTTTTGAGGGTATCTTGGAAGATCGCTTATTTTATTAACCCAATATTCATGCGTTATCTTTTCATAATTATATAACCCCGCGCGTATTTTCTCATTTATTTCATTGAACCGATTCTCCAAATATTCCTCTGTAATTTGATCCCAGGTTTCTACTATTAATATTGGTAGATCTTCGTACAATTCATTCAACTCCGATGACAATACGATTGGTATGCAACCAACACTCACGGCTTCCCACGTTCTATGACAATCTATTCCAGCTCCAGGTGGAGAGAGAACAAATTTATATTTTACCCATTCGTCGTAACATTTTGGATTAGAAACGTCAACCCGAATTTTGCCTTCAATGTGAGACGGAATATAATTTGAACTTAATGGTGGAATAAATTCTAATATGTCGCAAAAACCGTTCCATTCATTCTTAGCCCGATCAATAATTTTTACTCTCTCTGGGTTTGTCTGAGGTGAATAATTCATACATAGCAGTTTCTTATTCTTGTTTTTGTTTTCCTCTTGTGCATATGCATTCGTTTTATTCAACCATTCATTTAACACGTTAAACTGACGGTTGTAATTCAAACCAATTGGAAGACAGGATATTTTCGGATGATGAAATGGTTTATTCCACGTAAAACAGTGTTTTAATTTCATATTATTTAACCATTCTTCTTTGATAACTACTACGTCAGACTCAATGATAATTAAAATAACGCACTTTGAAAATCTATTTATAATGTTTGTAAAAAAATCGCCAATGATTTGATTGTAACCCGTTATGCAAACGTAAGTATTGTCAACACAATTATTAAAATCAAAGTTGTTGAAATTTAATGTTCTCCTTGTTATTAATAAGCCCCTTTGAGATTCAACCCAATCAATGATTTTATCTTCTGTTAAAATCATTCTTAATATACAATGCATTATTTTCTTTAACCCTTTTATTCTAGAAAAGCCAACAATAATTTATCCTTTATTCTCCCCAAGTCTCTTTCAACAATAACTGCGCAACCTTCTCTCATTTTATTCGTGTTTTCTGTTAAGTTATCTTCGTTTATAGTAACATCATTATTGATAATATATCTAGGTGGCCCCCCAGCATTAATGCACGAATGGTTTTGCAGCGGGTAATAACACTTTAACCCTTTATACACTTCGTTTATCCAATCGTCACAACACCAATTAATTATTTCTGGAGGGAAATAATACCCGAATAAATCCATGTGCTTTCTTGAAACAAAAGATTGAGTTAATATGCGAATGTTGTTATTGATTGGTCCAGCTAATCCAACATTTTTTGTATTTAAAAGAGCATTAATACAGTCGTTGACCCAGCCACTTGTAACAAATTCAATATCATCCCCGCATTGGAAAAAATAATCGCAGCCATCCTTGTGAGATTTTTCAAATAACCGATTCCACATAATGGTTAAATGCCCCTTCGGAATTCCATCCATGTATATAAATTCCATATCAACATTCTTCATTACAGAGAGAAAACGAGCAAACTTCTTTTTAATATCTTCATTGTCATATATCGGGTCTCCTTTATCAATACCAATGTAAAACGTGTATTCGTGTTCTTTGTCGTAAGTTAGCAAAAAAGTTTTAAAAGTGCAATGATATAAAAATGTTTCTTTATAATCGGACCAATTATAGCCTCTTGAAGTGCAAGGAATCAAAATTCCGATCTTCATGTTTATTATATTATACTTTATAAGTTTTTGTTTTTATATTGTGAATCCGGAAAAAATACATAAAATGCAGTTTCTATTTAAGATTATTATACATACACTTATAAGTATAGTAACATGCTTAAAAGTTTTAGTGATATTAAAAACGCCTTTTATATAAATTTAGAGCATCGCGTGGATAGAAAACACCACGTTGAAAATCAGTTAAACTCAATAGGAATAACTACTCACACTAGGTTTAACGCTATTAAAATGAAATTTGGGGCATTAGGATGCAGTTTAAGTCATTTAAAATGTTTGAAAACGGCCAAAGAAAATAATTGGTCGCACGTTTTAATATGCGAAGACGACATACAGTTTTTAGATCCACCGCTTTTTGTTAAACAACTAAACGGATTTCTAGAAAATGTTGACGATTGGGATGTTGCATTGATCGCAGGAAATAATATAAAAGAATATTCAGTTACAAACGATTATAGTGTAAAAGTTTCTTGGTGTCAGACTACGACGGGTTATCTAGTTAAACGCGATTATTATGACAAACTCATTGAGAATTTTACAACTAGCATAGAAAAATTAATTAAAGAACCATATAATCATCATTTGTACGCCATTGACCAATATTGGACCAAGCTTCAGTACACCGACAATTGGTTTTTAATTACACCGACGACGGTTGTTCAGAGAGATGATTACAGTGATATTGAAAAACGTCGCACAAATTATAAATCAATCATGCTTCAATTAGACAAACTGACATCTTATAATAATAATAAAAATAGAAATACCCCCTCGGAAAACCCTCTTATAAAGAATAACCTTTAGAAAAGAGGTTAAAAATAACGGGACAAATATATACACGTATAGCAAAATGCAGACAAGTTTAATGTCAAAGCTCTTGCATTTTGTGCTGATTGCAACACAGAAATATGGAATAGACGAGTCGCATGGTTTGTCGCATAGCTTGAATGTTTTACATTATTCTAGAAAGATATACGAAAGCGAAGTTCAAAATTATCCGATTCTAAAAAACCAGGAGAACCTTATATACGTTTCGGCTGTTCTTCACGACATGTGCGATAGAAAATATATGGACGAGCGAGAGGGATTAAACGAAATAGAAAAATTTTTGCAGCGTGAAAACTTGTTAACTCCAGTTGAGATAAATGTGTCAAAACAGATAATGTCAACAATGTCATATTCTAAGGTTAAAAAAACGGGGTTTCCTGACATGGGTTGTTATCAAAAAGCGTATCACATTGTAAGAGAGGCTGATTTATTGACCGCGTATGATTTTGATCGCTGCATTATATATCAAATGAACAAAAATAATGGAGATTTAAATAATGCCTGGGAAAATGCTACGGAACTGTTTAATAATCGCGTTTTCAGACACAATGAAGACGGTTTATTCTTGTTTGATTATTCTAGAAAAGAATCTGCGATTCTACACAATCACGCTTTACATAGAATATCGTCTTGGAAAAAAATGGTGAATTCGCCTCGTGGAATCTAATCCAGGTTAAATGTAATGCCGGTTAAATGTAACAAAATGAAACAAAAAATAATTATATATTATTATCAAATCTTTGCATAATATATAATGCCGCCTAGAAAGACTCTTGTAGCACGCAAAAAATCCCACGCTAGGAAGAACTTGCGAAAAACTCGCAAAATGAGAAAGATGAAAGGAGGCTGAGGCCCACCAAAGATGGAACCTATAATTCCATCACTCCCAAATTTACCTTAGGCGCGTGCGTTATCTAAATTCTGGAATGACGTTTTCTAAAAAATAACTTTATAGAAAAAGAAAACTGATAATAGAATTACTATAACTAACCGGCGTTCCACTTTATTTATGTAATAACATTATTTAGGTGCGAGTCAATGAAATACTTATCGCTTTGAATTGGGATCATTACCTTTTTGAAAATGGGGTTCAAATTCAACCCGATTGCATAGTCTTCCAAATACTCCTTTTCAATATTTTCTCTCTTTGAAACCAAATTAGTAATGGCCTCAGGCGAGAGAAAGTAGAAGCGGCCACTGCAATACTCGGTTTTTTGAATAATCATATCCTGAGGTAATTCTGGATGAATCTGGAAATACTGAGATAAATACGGTATCTGCACATCTACAACTTGCCCCCCATAATGTGCCTTCATTTTAGTGGACTTTCTTACAAGATTGTCTATTAACGTTTCAAAAAACTTTCCATCTTCCAAGATTTGGTCATCGTCGGTTTTAAAGACGTACTTGAACTTGAATGTGTTGCGAACCGCAGACAACGCCGCAATAACTTTTTTAGGAAGAGAAACGTAATCGTCTGCCGTTTTCACCCATAAAATTCTCTCTTCGTTGTCAAAGTTGTAAGGCAGAGACATATCAGGGTTTCCAATAACGTGATAGTGATAAATACTCTCTGGTAAACCTTGAAGCCATCCAGTCTTTTGCTGAATTGCTTTCTCTCTATATCTCATACAATTCATAATCAACAAAATATACTCTTGCTCAACCTTTTCTAACATTGATATTATGTAATTCATAATATAAATTAGTTTTAAACCCTTTTCGCTTCAAATGCCGATTTTGTTGTATTTTTTTATTTTTATACAGACGTTATTTTTGACCATTCCACGGGATGCATGTCTTTCAGATTGTGATAAGCCAATGCTGGGCCAAACCAAATGTCAGGATAGCACACTATTTTATCTTCATGAGAATTAAAGTAAGCTCCCCACCAACTGAATGAGCTATTGGCTATAATATTATGACGGCATAAACTCATCATTAAGACTTGTTCCCAATCATTTATTCCGTGGTCAATCTTAACAAACCGGCATTCTGCAAAGTTCTGCTGAAGTTTATCCACTATTATTTGAACCGCGTCGTCGTCTTCCTTTTCGCAAAAATATAAAATTTTTAACTTTTCATTGTCGGTTTTGCTTATTATATGTTGCACACTATTTCTATAATATTCGTGCGTCATAAGAGGATGACAGTGTTGCAAATGTTTGTAGTCTCCAAAACGGAAGTGTATGCTTATTAGGTTATCGTAATTGTGATTGTATTTGTGAGATATATATTTTTTCTGATCCTCTAATTTTATTAATCTGCATAATGTGCCCCAATATGCATCAAAGTACTTGTAGCTCTGAAAATATCCGTCTATTTTTGTATTTTCTCCCTCAAACTGAGCTGGTAATTCCGTGTAATGAAATCCGTTTTCTTGTATAACGTGCATTTCTGGCAATGAACTCACAGTAAAAATTTTTAGAGAAGCCAAAAAAGTATTCCAATAAGTCGGTCTTTTGCCTAAAAAATCCGAATAGGCAAAGCAAAAACTATCTCCGTTTTTTATTGCATAAGATATAGTGGTAAAAATTTGAAACAACTGATTTCCCAATCCTCCCATTAAGTTACACGTAATCATTTTCTGTATTATATTCCTGGAGACTATTATTTTATATTCTTTTTTTACCCGAAAATAAATTTATGACAAACAGATAATATATTATAACTATATAAGATAGTATAGTTTATGAGTCTTCCACAAATTATAGCATTATCGTGCGTAGAGATTGTCGGCGATTTTGGTTTCAAACAATTTGCCAATAATGGTGGAATTGCACCATTTTTAATAGGAACTATTGGATACATCGGCGTGGTTGGTATGTTAATAGTGGCGCTTCAACATTCTACTGTTATGATGGTAAACGGTGCGTGGGATGGAATAAGTGGATTGCTTGAGAGCGCTGCAGCATATATATTTTTAGGCGAGAGATTTCACGATCCTCTTCAATATTTAGGTTTGATTTTAATCGCAGTTGGCTTATATTTTTTGAAAATACCAACATCAAAAAAGACGGATTTTGTTTGGCCAAGTCTATTCACTACTAAAGTAGGCACCCTTTCCCATGCCAAAGTCAGTTAAACGAGTAATAATCTCATTGTTCTTTTGATTCATTTCCTTGATCAAGTCTTTAATGGAAATCATCCCAATAAATTCGTCATTCTTGTCATCAATAACCAAAAGATGACGAATATCCTTGAACATCATCTTATTCATGCACGTATTTAGACTGTCGCTTTTCTTAGCAATAATTGTGTTTGGTCCATACGTGCAAATTTCTTTCACCTTTACAGTTTCGCTATTCTTTCTTAAAGAGGCTACCTTTGTGATAAAGTCGCGCTCGGAGCAAACGCCGACAACCTTATTATTACTATCTGTAACAGCTAGACAGCCAATGTTAAAAGCGGTGAAACGGTTTACTGCCTGTTGGACGGAACTCTCCTCGTTGATTTTGAAATCAATCTTGTGATAACAACTCTTCTGAAAAACATCCATTGCGGAAACTGGAGTTACAATTGAAGACATCTTGCGCGCGATTGTTCTAGACAACATTATACTACTTTATTATAATGTTGTTTTAAGCGTTTTTTATAATGTTTTTTTTCTGACGTCATCGTTTTTCACACCATTGAAGGTTTAAAAATCGGCATTAAAATCAAAGACATCATCGGCCTTTGTCTTTTCTGCCAATGCATAACTATCCACACGCTTTTCAAAGTAGTTCGTCTTGGATTCTAATGAAATAAGCTCCATGAAATCAAATGGATTCGCTACATTGTAGATTTTATCATACCCCAATTGAAGACACAGCCTATCAGCAACAAACTGAATGTATTGAGTCATCAATTGAGAGTTCATGCCGATCAGTCTGCATGGAAGAGCCTCGCATATGAATTCCGTTTCAATCTCAACTGCTTCTTTGATTATTTCGTGAATTCTTGCTTTTGTCATCTTCTTTTGAAGTTTATTGTACAACAAAACGGCAAACTCGGTGTGAAGAGCCTCGTCGCGAGAAATTAGCTCATTGGAAAACGTTAGCCCTGGCATTAAACCGCGCTTTTTCAACCAGTAAATGCTGCAAAATGCGCCTGAAAAAAAGATTCCTTCCACGCAAGCAAACGCTACCAATCTGGTGGCAAAACTACTGCGATTGTCATGCATCCATTTTTGTGCCCAATCCGCCTTCTTTTTAATGCAAGGAAAATGTTCTATTGCGTGAAAAAGTCTGTTTTTTTCCTCGGAGTTTTTAATATATGATTCAATGAGAAGAGAATAGGTTTCGCTGTGTATATTTTCGATAGCAATTTGGAAGCCGTAAAACGCTCTTGCCTCAGAAAGTTGAACATCACTCATAAATCGTGCAGCCAAGTTCTCCAAGACAATTCCGTCGCTCGCAGCAAAAAACGCGAGAATCATGGAAATAAAATATCTTTCATCCGTTTCTAAGCTCTCCCAGTGAACTCCGTCCTTAGATAAATCAATTTCTTCGGCTCGCCAAAAACAATCCACTTGTTTTTTATACATTTTCCATATATCTTGGTCTTGAATTGGAAACATAACAAACCTGTTATCGTCTGGTGCAAGCAAGGGCTCCAAATTATTCTTTGACATCCTAAATAATATATAGCAAAGATTTTATATTTTAATCATAGAGTCTTTTCTCTTTTTAAAGTATTTTTAAAACAAAACAAAAACAAAATAAAAAAACAAATAAAATAAAATACATTTATAGTGTAAGTATGCAAGTATACGAATTTACATTAGCTGATAGAGACAATTATTTAACGCAAATAGAGAATCAGATTCAAGCCAAACGAAATTTGCTTCTTGAAAAAAGAAAAGCTTTAGAAGGCTCTATTGGTGAAAACCGGTTTTTAGAAGGAGTTAAAAACGACTATCAGAAATATCACAATTATATTATAAAGCAAAATGAAGATCAAATGCGAGCCATGAATATATTGAATCAATATTTGGGAGACATAGTTGTCAGCGGCAAATTAACAGAAAAAGATATTCATAATACTAGGAGCGAGCAACGTGGAATTTTGAAAGAGATGGATAAGATAAAAAGCAGTTTAGACGAAATAATAAAAACGTAAACAAAATAGAAAAAAGAAAATAGAAAAAGAAAATAGAAAAAG